TATCATACACAGAGTTAGCAAAAACTAAATTACCATGTGCAAAGATTGCTGGTTTGTCTTGCCCACCAACATCATACGTGCAAGGAAATACTGACCCATTAAGCACATATGAACTACCAGAGGTTGCACCACCACTGTCAACAGGGCCAGTGCCAGTTCCACCACCAGGACCTGAGATACTAATAGTAACTTCACCAATGCCTTCGCTTGGAGTAACAGTAATACCATCACCAGCAATGATCTTTGTAATGGCACCACCTGTGCCAGCACCAGTTGCAGCAATGGTAATAATACCTGCATCTGCTTCAGCAGTGATTTCAATACCTGCGCCTGCAACGAATGTAATAGTGTCATTGTTGTAAGGAGTCTGAATACTATCGCCTACTTGAATCAACTTAAAGTTGCCAGCAGCATTCTTCATGTTCTGCACAGCACTGCTTGGGATACCAAATAGATCACCCAATGCACTATCACCTAATGCAGCCATGATTTCTGGATACAAGGCCTTGTATGCAAAGTATGCGATAGCACCCATTGCTAATGGGCCAATTAAGTCACTGAGACTACCACCAACTGCGGTTGCAGCAGTAACTTGATCTGTAACCTGCACTGGTGCCCATACTTTGGCAACTGTAGGACTAAAGTCACCAAATGCTTTTTCATTGCCGCCACGCACTTTGAACAAGTAACTACCAGCTGATAAACTTGCAGCACGGAATGTTAAACTTGTGCTTTGTGTAAATGGACTGCCATTGCTGTTGGCACGACTGCCTAAGATCTTGTATGTGACACCTTCATCACTACTATACCAGTATTCAAAGCGATCTACAATTCCACTAGGAGTTAAGCCAGTGATATCTAGTGCAGGCACTGCTACATTGTTAAGTTCAACAACTGTGGGTGCAGCAGGTGTTCCAATAACTGCAATATCAGGAATAGCAATAGGTTCAGTTGGCACACGTGGGCGTCTTGGCAAGCCACCTGCTGTATACATTGTTGAGTCATATTCTTGTGCTGTGATTTCAACTGCAAGTCCACCTTCTTCGCTTTCAATTTCTCTTACACGCACCACACGAAATGGCTTCAGAGTCCAGCCATACACTGCGGTTGACACAGTGATAACATCTCCAGCTTCAGTGTTGATCTTGCTGTAGTCAGTTGTAAATGTTACAACTTGATCCATGCGATTTTGATACAGCTCTAAGTATCCCAGTTCGCGTGCTTGTAGCGGTTCATTAATTAGATCCAACTTTAATTGTAGAATATTGTCTGGTTCATTGCTGTTACGATATTCTTCTGGTAAATCAATGCGGATGGTATCTTTCTGATCACGCAGTTCACGATGTGAAAACTCAACTTCCACAGCATTATACATGTTGTCTAAATTTGTGCCAGTAAGATCAATTCCACTGATAATATTGCTGTCATCAAATGCCAACGCAGGTGTTTCTTCTTTGTTGATTGTGACACCCCAAAGCCCTGTGGCAATATCATATCCAACAAAGCAAGCAGTGTTGCCTGCTAACTTTTGCAAGTTATTCATAACAGTTTCAGCACTGTTGACAATACCATTGATTTGATAACGATTGGCCAGGGTCTTTGTCTGACCATCTGCTTCATCATAATAGCTTACTGTGTCATCTGCATAGTTGTTTAGTGCAACAAGGCTGGCAGTATCAATTTGACTTGCACTCATGCCGGCACCAGAGATGGTGTTTCGTAGATATGAATAGATTGCATCGCCAGGGCGGAACAAGTTATTGCTGATTTTGAATTGTAAATCTGGTAATCCAGTAATACCTTTGTCTCTGTTGTAAGAGATCTTAACCAAGGCAAATGTTAAACTCAACATACGCTCATCACTGACCCAACCAGGCATCAATGTTCTAGCATCACCATGTAGTGCAGGCAATACAGGCAAGTATTCCAGCAAGTCACTAGGACGAATAGGGCTGCTACTGGCATTATATAGATAAATCTTAACCAAGTCTCTTGGGCTTGTATCTACAACACCATCTTGATTCACAATGTAATCAACTGTGATACCATCTGCTTTAAAATATACTCGTTGCTTGTTCCAATACACTTCATCCACAGTTGTGGTGATAGTGGCACCATCGCTGAGTCTTGTGGTCTGCGTGTTGGGATTTTCAGCCAAGGTCAAACAATACCACATGGTCTTGTTGGCATCTACTAATTGTGCATCTGTAACTTTGCCACCTAAGTAAGCACTGCCATACAACACAGGAATAGTGTTGGTTGTGTCAGGACCTGCTTGTAAGCGCACTCCCTGATCCACAGCTTCGGGCTTGTTATCTGAGCCAGTTGCTCCATTGATCAACCTACTAACACCATATGCTACCAGAATACGCACCAGTGCTCCACCAATGCTTGAACTACCTATTGCAGCCGCAGCCGCTGTTAAAAAACCTGCCATAATATTCTAATCCTTAATCCAATGATTTTCAACACATCTCCAACCGCGTCGTGATAAATCAATATCACTACTGCCAGGCTGGGTGGACAAGCTAACTTGATCCACTAATTTATCTAGGATAAATTTTTCACAATCTTTTTCCCAACGCAGAAACAATTCTACACTAAGTCTTCCTCTACGAAATGCAGGTGTAACCCACCAAAACATTTCACGAAGTCTGCTACGACTTGCAATCCAAGGATCTTGTTCCTGCATCGCACCAATCATACCAACTATAACTCCGTCCTTTTCTGCAACAATAAGATAATGATGCAGTATCATAATAGTTAGTCTTTGTCGTGCTGCTGACAAATCCTCTGCACTCCAATCTGCATAATCAATTAAACTTGCACTTGCAAAGTCAGTTAACAAGTTTAATACCTGCTCTAAATCCGCAATGGTTGCTGAACGAATCATGCTATGGCCAATGGCTTACCAAAGTCAAAGTTTGAGTTTGCAATTGTGGCAACACGGCCAAAGCCAGCATCATCACCTCTATAATTGATACCTGGAGTTGTGATCACTACACTGCTGACTGCACCACCTGTAACTATCACAGTGATCTTGGCTGTGGATCCTAAACCTGTATTAGTAGTAATACTAAGATTCGTATAAGTTCCATTTGTATATCCAGAACCAGGTTCTATTTCTGCTATTGTGGCAATTGCGCCGTTAGTGGTAGTGGTTGCAATTCTGAATGAGAAACCAGTGCCTGCAGGGATGATTGCTGAACAATAATAGCCTGGAAAGTTATATTTTCGTTCATAATCATTGGTTCTTTGACCCACAATTTTCTGTTCAAGAACTTTGACTATACTGCTACAACTAACGCTGACTGTTGTAGTGGATACATTGGAGAATTGGTTAAACTCATCATTAAAGCTGTAATTGGCAATGATACCTTGGAAGCGTTTGCTGGGATTACCAGCAATGTTTAATGCAACACCTGTGTTGGCGTTGAAGAACACACGATAAATGATAACACTGCTGCCTTTGAGTTTATAGTCCATCATGCTGGCAACAAATGTTTGTTCAATGGCACTCATGGAGATTGTGACATCGCTGCCACTAGGACTCAGTTCATTGTTGAACTCACTGATGCCTAACAAGATACCTAGTGGCAAGTATGAGTAAGCAGTGCCATCTGATTCTGTAATGCTGAATGGCACTTCATGACTGCTGAATCTCAACACGCCATAGTTAGGAATAACCATACGCACAAATGCTGCTTGTTTAACAGCTGAGTATGCACTTAAATTAAGACTGGTGCTCATTATAGCACCTCTTGAAATTCAAAGTCGCCATTGAACTGAATTAGTTCCTTGCCAACAAACGTCCAGGTAGGGATCCGAGTGCAGATCACTGTCCAGATTACTTGAGGGCCAACTTTGATTGTTACAGCAGTATCACTAGGAGTGTCTAATATACCTCTATGAACTTCAACCAACTGAGTTGCTGCAGATCCTTTTACAACTGCACTCACTGTGCTATACACATACTTGCTGCCATTGGGTTGAATAAGATCACCTGCTTTAAATAAAGAACTGCCAACTGCTCCAGATGCACCCAATTCAAATTTGAATGTATTACTGGCTGCTTGAGCTGCATTGTATTTAAAAGTCATTGTGGCAGTGCTGGCTGCATCACCACGATACTTGGTCATCCAATCATAAGTTGTTTTAGACAGGTTGATACTTTGACTTACCAACTGTGCATTAACATCAATGCTTTCTAAATAGCCGCGACTATTTCCATTCCAGGTCATGATGTCAGGCATCTTAACACTGAACTTCCAAACATTACCACCACGACTCACTGTGCGAATGCGTTGATTGCGACTCACAGTTTGACTAATCACAGGGCGCTTAACTATGCTGATTGATTCAGCATTATCTATAATCCATTGAAACGACATATCTTATCTCCTACCTGTTGGGATTGAACTGCGACCTTTCTCAGTCACAGCATATAAAAACTCTGGATCCCGTGCAATCATTTGACGGAAACTT